AGCGCTTTTTTTACCCCCGGCCTTATATATTGACCATGAATAAGAGGCCACAACAGCCAAAATAGGCCCTCTGTTGCTTTGATTGAATAAGTATGCACTCTGTGTTATTAAGCCCCTTAAATGCCATTGTAGGCTTCCAAATCGGTCTCTCAATTCACTAAGCATTATACCTATATCATGGGTAATATAACTATGGATAACAAAATATACAATTCTACATATCATATACACATATGGTACAATATGTAATAGAATGGAGTAAATTATATGAGTATACTAAGTGCCGCTAAAACAAATGATGAGGCAACAGCCCTCATCGCCTTGCGTGACAAGCTTAGCGCACTCATGGACAATTGCGATACTCCAAAAGATGCAGCACAGCTAGCACGACAATTACAGGATGTGCTCAAGCGTCTCACTGAGCTTGTTCCTGATGAAGATCCTGATAACCCTCTCGCACAAGCACGGTCTATTGTAGCTGATAAGCATGAAGAAAGCTAAGCGCATCGGGTCACAAAAGCCGACTCGGTCTATTTACCCGAAGCAACATGGAGGGCAAGTAATAAAAGCTTCTATGGGGCTTATTAAGGCTATGGGACTAAAGCTAGCAGAATGGCAAGTCCTTGTGCTAAGTCATTGGCTCGACCGTGACGAAGACGGTATGGTAACGTCAACGACGTGTGTTCTCGAGGTCCCTAGGCAAAATGGTAAATCAACCGTGCTTAACGTGTTTGCTTTGATCTGTGCATTAGTATTAGAGCGCAAAGTAATGTATACGGCTCACCAGGTTAAGACTGTTATGAAAGCTTTCAAATGGATTGACAACATGGTGCAGCATAAGGCTTTCATGCGCAAGGAATGTATAAGCGTACGCAGGACTAACGCACAAGAAGGAATCTACTTTGCAAATGGTGGATGTATTGAATTCGGCACAAGAACTAATGCGGCTTCTCGTGGCCTCACTTATGATATTGTTATTTATGATGAGTCACAGGAGTTAACTGACGAACAGATGCAAGCAATGTCATCTGTTAACTCTGCTGCTCCTAGTGGAGATCCACAAGACGTTTATGCAGGTACTCCACCAAAGATTACTATGAGCGCAGAGACGTTCACAAAAGTAAGATCGTCCATTATTAATGGCACAGATAAGGCTTGTCTCGATGAATGGTGCCTAGATGATATGCCAAAAGATGTGACGAATAAAGATTTATGGTACAAGCTAAATCCATCTTTGGGTATTTGGTTGCTTGAAAGTGCCTTAACAAAAGATCTTATGTCTATGAGTAAAGAAGGGTTTGCTAAGGAACATTTAGGGTTGTGGCTTCTTGGTGGTGCACGAATGGCAATACCAGAAAAGGCATGGAAAGCTTGCGGGAAACATAAGGCTCCTGTAGATGGAGCATCTATATTTGGCGTTAAGTTCTCTCCAGACGGTTATGAAGTATGTCTATCTGCTGCCGTAGCAAGAAAAAATGATGATGGAATAAGTGACTCTGCACATGTTGAATTCATAAAGTCCGGTATGGTAGCAAATGGCTTATCATGGCTGACAAAATTTCTCATGGATCGTGCCGAAACTATGGGACGCGTTGTTATTGATGGTAAATCTGCGGCTCCTGCTCTTGTATCAGAACTTAAACGAAATAACTTCCCGGAAGAAAAAATGGTATTAATACGACCATTCGAAGCTGCACAAATTCTACCCGTCTTTCTCGAGGGAATTAACTCTAGGCGTCTTACACATGCATCACAGCCACAACTTGACAAATCTGTTACCGGCGCGAGACGTAGAAAAATCGGACAAGAAGGAGGATGGGGTTTGGAACCAGGGCAAGGTGTTGATTGTACACAGGCCGATTCTGCTGCTCTTGCTTATTGGGGTGCTATTGAAATTGGGCCTATAGAAGAAGAAGACGACGATATGGAGCTGGTGTATGCATGAGCGATACTCTTGATGGACCGAATGTATGGGAGAATGCGGATGTTACCTCATCGCTTGCAGAAGTAGCGTCTGCGATTCAATATGCAAAAGGAGACAGGCCGACGCCGCAACAGGCAAACCTTATTGCACGCATGCTGCGCACATGGACGTTTAAACTTAGTCGTAACATGCTTAAACATCGCTATTATTCAATGAAGAACTTACGTAAAGATTTAGGAATAGCAATACCGCCTGCGTTACTTGGTGTTGATACAACTATAGGGTGGCCTGCTAAGGCTGTTGATGCATTAGTAGCACGCTC